AAATCACAAAAGAAGCGTTAAAAGATGCTTTTGCAAAGTACATGCAAGATGAGAAATATCGTAATGTACAATTAGCACATTCAAATATACAGGTCGGTGAGGTTATTCCTTCTTACACCGACAATCAAGGTCGCTTGTGGAAAAGCGAAGTTGATGACACAGGAATGTTTGTTGTCGTCGCTTTGAGAGATGACATTGAGAAGGCAAAAGAGGTTGCCGCAGAAATAAGAAAGGGTTCGCTTCGTGGTTTTAGTATTGGAGGACAGGCTTTCAAGCGTGTTCGAAAATCAGACGCTGAACATGGTGACTACCAAGAAATCAGCAAACTAGAACTTCACGAAATTACAATATGTGAGAGGGGCATCAATCCAGAGGCTACCTTTAGGATATTGAAACAAGACCAAATGGTGAAAAATATGACAAACGATGATAATGTTATGACGCAAATGACTGATGTCTTGTCTCGCCTTGAAGGTCGCCTTGATGATATGGAGAAAGCAATGCCTCCTGCTCTGAAAGAGGCGATGGACAAGAAGGGAGACAAACCCGAGAAAGCCGATGAAAAAGAAGCAAAAGATGACAAAAAGAAAGAAGATGCTGACGTAGAAAAGTCAGAGTTTTCTGATGTCATTACTTCTGAGTACCTAAACTGGATGGAAGACACTCTAAAGAGTGCTGGAGTCGATGTTGATGGTGCAAGAAGTCACTTCGATGGAATCGAGAAAGCCAACCTTGGCTCAACCCCTGAAGCAATCGGTGACGGTGCTGACTACTTCGCAGGGCAAGTTAAAGGAAGAGCACAAGAAAATGGTGCGCCTTCTACTAACGCTGTAGGTAAAACTACTGGTAGTGGTGGAAAAGTTGCAAAATCCGATTTCTTGACTCCTGATATGGTATCTACATCTGATGTAGAGGCTGCATACGAAGTTTACAAAGCAGCAATGGAAGAAGCGGAACTACGCAAATCCCTTGAGCACGACTTCGCAACCCGATATGAATCAGAAAGAGCAGCAGAGATTTCAAAAGCAACTGCAATGGAATTTGATGCTCGTGGACCATTAGATGAGATTTCAAAAGCAATTGCTTCTCTATCCGAGAGAATTGACTCAATTACAACACCAGCAGAAACTGGTGAAACACTAGTAAAGAGTGAAGACTCTGTTCCATCAATTAACGTTCCTTCAACAGAAGACTTGGCAGAAATGTCATGGGATGAGGTGCATAACCTAGCAAACAGCGCATTTAGGAGTGCATAAATAAGGAGTGATAAAATATGGCAAGAAATTATGTACGAACAATAACTGATATGGAAAGATACTACTACGGTGCAGGTAACTCAATGGGTTACTCATACTCTGGTAGCGAACTACTGAAATCGGATAGCCCAATGCTATCTACAACTGCTGGTACTTACCAAGCAATCTACGGTAGAAAAGTATGGTCGCAACTGAACCAAGAGTTCAATGCGTTCTCTATTCTACCTAAGAGACCTTGGGATAGAAGCGGATGGCGTGTAATCACTGGAAAGCCTAATGGCGGTGCTCTACACGGTGGAGTTGCAGAAAACGCAACACTACCTGACACTGTAAAGCCTACTTTCCAGCACGTTGCAGCAAAGCCAAAGACCATTGCTCACACATTCGATATGTCTGAGACAGCAATCTTCCTTGCAGACAAGGATGACGGTCTTGGTGACATTCGTTCAGTAATGAAAGAAGAAATGGGTAAGCACCACGCAGAAATGGTAAACAAGATGCTTCTAACAGATGCTTCTACCGTTGCTGGTAACAACTTCGAATCTTTGGATAGAATTACTGTCGGAAACAACCAAATGGCATCCGGTACTCACTACGATGCTGGTGACGAAGATATCTACTCAATTGACCGAAGTTCTAACACTTGGGCTTTTGCTGAAGATAACGCAGACTCAGGTAGTGCTAACAGGAATCTTTCTTTAGACCAATTAGACACACTTTTCCAGAACATCTGGGAACGTGGAGGAAACCCGAAAGTTATTCTAACTGGATATGATACTCTAATGAGACTACAACAACTATTGCAGTCACAACAGAGATTCATGGAAGAGAAGAGAGTTACACCTACTTACAATGGAGTAAAGGGTGTACCCGGAATCGAGGCTGGTTTCATTGTTGCAACATACAATGGTGTACCAATCATTCCTTCCAAAGATGTGCCTAAAGACGGAATCAGTAGAATGTACTTCTTAGATACAGACTACGTTTACTTTAGTACAGCAATTCCTACACAATATTATGAGAGTGGTATCGAAACAGGTGACCCATTCGCAATTAACAGACTGGGCCAAGAAGGACTATACAGAACCATGGGTGAAGTATGGACTACTTTCTTTGGTGCTCATGGTAGTGTGAGGGACTTACAATAAATAGGAGATGATGAAGTATGGCAATTACATATACAACAAGCGGAAGTGCGGTATTTACAGAAGATTTCAATCTGGACTTATACGCAGGAACATCAGTAGACGACACAGCATGGCTAGACGGTGGAGCAGCATCAGGTTCATACCCCGGTGCTCTTGACGGTTTCCAAGCAAAAAACAGTAATACAACTAATGCAACAGGTGGTGCAAAATTAGTATGCGGTAGATTCACTACAGCACTTGCTAACGATGAAACACTTACATTAAGTGGAGATGCAACAAAAATTAAGGCTGTAATTATTGGAGACAATTCTACAGCAGCAGCAGGTGTAACACTAAAAGAAGCAATCAGCGCTGCTGGTGTTGCTACTTTCAAAGTTACATCCACATCAGACGCATTAGTTACATGCTGGATGATTGTAGAATAAGGTGGATAAAGTATGCCGACTGTACGATATAATGGCCCTTCTTTCTATAGAAGAAGCCCTGATGCGTATAGCCCGGACTTTACACGCGGAGAAGTAAGGGAAGTAACTCAAGCATGGGTTGACGAGTTCAGCCGATACTTAGTTACCCCTTATTTCACCGTAGAAGGAAGTGAAGCAGTTCACCGAGATGAAGGAAACGACGGCATACCCGACGCTTCATGGCGAAGGGGAGCCATCGTAAAATGGCTAGGTGAACAAGGTGTAGACTTGTCCGGCTCATACAGAACAAAAACATCTCTTTTAGCAATGGTTGACGAACATCTAAACCCTCCTGTAGAAGAACCAGAAATTATTGAAGAACCAGTAATAGAGGAAGAAGTTACAGAAGAAGTTATAGAAGAAGCCGTTGTGGAAGAAACAACAGATAATAATATGGAGTGATAAATTATGGCATTTGCAAGTACAATAGACACAAGACCGCATTACATTGGTGACCTTTTGATGGTTACTGGAACTTTTACTAACGGAGGAAGTGATACAGGTGGAAACATCGACCTTTCTTCAATGTTAGCAGGAATCATAGGAGCAAGCGCAAATGCTGGCTCTTCTACTGCTGGAACAGGGGCTGGAGTTGACGGAGTTTTCTCCCTAATCAACGGCTCTACATTAGTAATACAAAGTGTTGCGGGTCAAGATGGAACATGGTACGCATTTGGTCGTCGCAATTAAGGCGGTGACTAAATGGCTAACATAGCAACATCGTACAAGATTATTGGACCTTTTTCTCCAAAAGAGTTCAGTGATACTACTACATTGGCTGCTACAATAAATACGGCTGCTGGAACTTTGGGAGAGAGTAGCGATACTAATACTCTCATTGATTCAGTGCCGTTTTTAATGTTAGGTAACGTTTACATAAAATTATCATGGGTGGTGAGTTAATGGCTTCAATAGACCCTAAGTTCAAAATTGTTGGACCTTTTAGTCCGAAGCAATTTTCTGACACTACTACCCTAGCATCTACTATAGATACAGCAGTTGGTACACTAACTGGTGCTACAAGCACTACTAGTCTAATAGCGGCTGAACCTGTAATAGTTTTAGGACAGGCATTTATTGTCTTGACCTATGTATGAGGTGTCATACATGGGATTCGAACTCCGTGAAATGGACATTGAGGACTTAGACGTTGCTCAAAAAACAAATGTTCGTTACTCATCTAGTATAGGTGAGGGTGCGGTTTTCGATACGCAAAAACCACTAGCAGGAGTGGTATCACAGCAGCGACAACGAAATAAGAACATTGGAGATATTCTAAATATCGGTTCTGGTACTCGATGTCGCTACTGTGGTTTCTTGCACTTTATGTTTAGAGAAACATGCGGAGCATGTAACAAACCAATGGAATATAATATGGCGGAAAGGAGTGAGGAGGCAAGAGAGTAATGCCACAAATTTTCAGTCCCGGTGAAGCCGAAACAAGACCTTTAGACCCTGATGCTATTGTTTATACAACTGCTCAAAAAGTGGCAGATTTACTTGAGATAGGTCCTCAAGAAGAAGTAGCGGTTGCGGCAGATAGTGACTCTGATGGGGTATATATCACAGGAGCAGACTACAGAAATTGTGGTTGGGCTGTTGGTGATACAATTCTTATTTATTCAGATGCAGACCCTTTAGGTCTTGAGCGTACAATTTCATCTATTACTACATCTGTAAATGGCGTAAAATTAAATTTCACAAGTAGTATTACGGCTGCTGATTATCAATCGGCAGATAATACCTATGTTCAAAATCAAGCCTCTTTTACTAACGGAAGAACAAGAGGTGTAAAGCGTTCTAAAGTTGAAGAACTCATAAAAAGATGTCAAGATAGGATAGATAATATTACTCATAATTCTTGGAGACCAAATCTAGTTTCAGCAGAATATATCAATTTTGACACCTACAAACCATATAGGAGACGATATTATACAGATTATGTCGGCACAACCCCCCTATTGTTCCGTAATGTTCAGCAAATGTTGCGTATAGAATTGTGGCAAGGAGACGATTACAGAGAAATTGGCTCTGCTGAAGCCCGTATCAAAATACCAGATTCTGTTAGGGGATTGGGTGGCTCAATAGTAATGTCTCCGGGTAATGGAAACGCTGCTGTACTCACAATCGGAACTGGTACAAATCAATGGAGAGCAGATTTTGATAAAATTACTACCGCACAAAATCTTGCTGATTTAATTAACAAAGAAGATAGGATAGGTAAAACTGCTGTAGAGTTTTCTCCTGCTTTTACTCTTGAAGGTAGTACTGATAATGTTGCAGTTCATAATGAGTTTTTGGCTACTGCTAATTCTGATTACGGTACTGGTACTGTAAAAGTATCTAGTATGAGGGCGACCCAATCAGGTGAATCTGGAAGCATAGTAGTAACAGACGATTCTATAGAAATAGAACAAACTGCTGTTAGAACCGCTACTTTTGTTAGTTTACTTAGTACTACTATAACTGTAAATAGCACAACTGGGTTTGCTGATGCTGGTGTCGTTGTAGATTCTACTGGTGATGTTTTTAGATATACTGGAAAAACTAGTACAACTTTTACTGGTTGCGTAATAGTTGTTGGCTCTGCTTTATCAGACATTTCAGGCACACTTACTCAACATAATTTTTCTGTTGATTTACAAGGAGGTAGTGCTAGTGGAGACCAAGGTAGATTGAGAGATTGGTGGTTAGACCATGAAATGGGAATTATCTATTTTAATAATTCATATCCTTTCTTTGAGTGGAATGCTGTAAAAGTTTCATACATATACGGAGAGCGATACTTAGAGAAGGCTATAGAAGATATCTGTACTAAGATGGTCGCTATTGATTTATTACTTTCAGATGATAGAAGTGTGTTGATTCCTGAAGGTACACAAAATGTTGATTTAACTTCTAAAATCCAACTTTATCAACAGGATATTGATAGAATGCTTCCTAGATATATAGAGGTGGTGGCGTTCGTTTGAAGCCATCAAGAGAAACTAAAATATTCTTAAAACAAGTTAGTGACGCTTTTGCTAATGATGAAGAAACACAAAAACAGTTGAAAGAATTTATTTTACAAGATTCTGAATATAAGGATAGAATCAAAAGACAAGAATATGGTTTAGCACAAATAAAAGAAAACACCGATGGTAGTTTTGAAGATTTAGATGGTAATCCTGTTTCTGAGGAATATAAAAATACAGTAAACGAGTTTGTAGATAAAAGAATGCTTACAGAATCACCGGAGTTAAGAAAGAGTAATATTGAATACCGTGGTGGTTCTATTATACCCGATACGACTTATCATTTGAGGGAGGTGGAAAAACTTGGTCGCAACATGGCTAGAAGGAATAGATTTAGTAATTAAAACCCTACAAGATAACTGGAATAGGGGTAATACTAACGGCATCAAACCGATAATAGTAGATATGGCTGAAACTGCTCCAGAGAGAGGTAAGCGTATAGATTTGAAAAAACATGATTATATTTTTGTTTTTGAGACAGCCCACAATGAAGAGACTCCAGAAATCCTTTATGATTTTGTAACTACTAGAATTAATATTACCTTAGATGCCCGCACTATGAAGAGCAGAAAGCAACAACAATTAATGGAGAATGAAATTAGAAGATGTGTTCATTTAGCAAGAAATGGAGACGGTGTAAATCATGATAGGATGGTTTACAAAACTCGTACAGATTTATCAGATAGGACTAAATTTCTCTTCAGAACCACGTTTCAAGTAGAAGTAGTTATCTTTGCTGAACTTATCCCATGAGGTGTTAGTATGCCGAGCCGAGTGTATAAAGGAGATTTGACCGAAGTAACATTCGGTCATGAAAGTGGAATTGACCTACCCCATGACTATGCTTCATCTTTTCTTTTTAGAGCAAAGACAGGTACTCGTGATTTAGATAAAGATACATCAATTATTACTTTCAGTGGGGGAGCAGGGATTGTTGTTTCTGGTGTGTTGAAATCACCAATAGGAATGCTTGTCGGTGCTAAAATTGCTTTTACTAATCTTCAAAATACTAATTTCTTAACTACTGATGACTACATGAAATCTGGTAGAACATTTACTATTATCAAACACGCTGTGGTAAGTGGTGCTACAGAGTTAACCATAACCCCTGCCCTAAAAACAGACCATAGTAGCGGTAACAAAGATTCTGTAGCAAACGAGATTATGCGTATTTTACCATTTTCTACACCTTCAATTGACACTAGCATGGCTTACAACGCTAGTGCTCTTACTTCGAAAGAAAGAAGTCTAACGGACCAATTTGTAGGTTTAGTAAGTACAGTGACTTTACCGGAAACTAAAGTTGATTTAAAGAGGTATCATGTAGTAGGTTTGGGAAGAGATGTTGCTGTACAAGTACCCGGAAGATTCCTTAATTTAGATGGCTCTTTTGAGTGTAATATACATAACTCTAGATGGTTATATTACTGCCTTGGTAATGAAGTAACAAGCGTTTCTTCTGCTACTAAGAATACAGGGGGTGCGTCTTTTGTTTCAGCAGCAATAGAAGTTGGAGATTCTAGTTTTACATATAGTGGTGGTTCTAGCGCCCCTACTGTAGATTCAGTGGCGATTGCTGCGGGAGATTATGTGGTTATTGCAGATACGAATACTACTGATGTAAAAATCCATCGAGAAACTGCAAGTGACGGTACTTGGCCAGCACAAGGAGCCAGCAATATAATTTCTAAAGCCACTAAACAAGAGGTAAGGAGGATAGTACATATTCAAGATACTGGTAGTGGTGCAGGAAGAATATGGTTAGATGACCCAGTTAATTTTGCTCATGCTAATTCTACTAGTATTAAGTTTGCAAGATTTGAATCCGATTCTAGTAACGGTTCTCCTCATTTAACTGCTTCCACAGGGAATATAGTAAATCCTGTAGAAAGATTAATTTTCAGTAGAACCACAGTACCTTCTTTTGCAATGGAAGTAAGTGTAAGAAGAACAGATGCTGATAGTGATGAAGGGTCATTCGATGGAAGTGCTTCCGATTCTAAACAATTAACTCGTGTATTTAGAGGTTGTAAAGTGAAAAACTTCTCATTAGTTGCAGATACGGATGCTGCCTTACGCTTATCAGTTGATTTTGATAGTACATTAGTTTACACTGATACTGGTCGTCTTGAAGGAACAAAAGGAGACAGATATGATACACATAGATTGTTCGAAGATACCGCTAACACTGAAGTAAAAAGAAAAGAGTCTGGTATAGCAAAAAGAACTCAAAAACCATTTATGTTCTATAACGGCACAATCCAAGTCGCAGGAACACAATTAGGTCAAGTAGTTTCATTTACATTAAATGGTAGCACGGGTGTACAGCAATATTACACAATTAATGGTGCTCATATTGCAGACGCTGAGACAGACCAAGTTCCGTTTGCTGGCACAAGAAACGCATCATTAGCAGTTGAAGGAAAAACAGAATACGATTTAGAAATGGAGATAATAGTGGATGACCCTGTATTTTATCATCGTATGCGAAGAAGTATAGATAATTTTGATGATGATACTAGCGATACAACTGATGCTGATATGATTAGACTTTCTTTCACAAAACAAGGTACGGGTGTCACTCGTGAATCTTTGGATATAGTAATTGACGATTATTATATTACTGAAGCACCTCTTCCTATACCTGAAGATAAAGGCCCATTACGTTCCGTTATGAAGATAATGCCTAAGAGTATGCATGTTATAGCGAAAGATACATTACTACACAGTTAAGGGGAGAAAATATGTTACCGGATGAGTCTCAAAGAATTGTTACTTTCAACAGAACTGATAGACTCAAATATGTTGAGTGGATGTGTGAAAAAACTGGTGTTCCATTTAAGGCTGAAATGATGCACTATAGAAATAGAATACAAATAGATGAAGTTTTCATGAAGTATCTTCCTGAAGATATAGAGCCTGAAATAGTAGATTTACCCGTTTTACCAGAACCTCAACTTGTACAGATTTCTAGACCAAAAACTAGAATGAGTAGATTAAGTGAGTTTCAAGAAGAAGCGGAAGTAGAGCCTCCTAATTGGGTTGAAGCCGCTTTAGAAGTCGAAGGAGTTGAAGAGATTGTTGAAGAACCTACAGAACTTGATACAGAAGATGGAGACAGCGAGAACAGTGACCTTGGAATTGATGAGTCTCCTGTGGATGATATACAAGAAGAAATAAACCCTCCTTCAGAAACTATTGAAGCAAATATGATGTTTCAATCAAATGATTACAATTCGTGGACCGTGGTCGAACTAAGAGAGGAATGTCGTAAAAGAAACATTACCATTCGAGGTACAAAGGCCGAAGTCGTACTTCGCTTACGCCAAGACGACGAAGGTTCGCAGAACAACCAAAATAACGTAACTGAAGCCCCCGTAACGCCCGTTACGGCTGTTGAAGAAACGTTGGATGCCCCCGTAGATACGGCTGCAACCGAGGTGGAAGAAGATGCCAATAGTGGAGAAAAACAGAATAATGAACCAGATGAATGAAAGACGACATGAAATACAGGTAGACCCAGATGATAGCGAGGCTATCATGGAAATATGGGTACGCAACATGTCGTTTTTTGATATACAGAAAGCAGCGCAAGAAATGTTTGTAATGGATAAAGGACAGGTTTCTTTAGACTTAGAAGCGTATTGGCGTTACGCCTTTACAAATTGGGTTGTACGCACAAATCCACATTTATCTAATGATGAAATAATGAACTTAAATGGTTTTGCGGGTCAACAAATCGCCTCGCATTTACCTAACCCTGAAGAATTAGCGAAGGTAATGCAAGGGGGGTTTACCAAAGCAAGCAATTGAGATTGCAAGAATTTCTTCAAAAGCCTAAATCAAAAACGCTTGAAGATATAGAATTGCAATTTCAGATGCTTGCCTACATAGTGGCTAAACACTATGGCATTTCATTAACTGAGGTACTAAACATGACACCAGAAGTATTTACTCAATCATACGTTTGGGCCGTAGCAATTGATGAACAAAAAACTAAAGAACAAGAGAAAGCAAATAAAGAAAGCACTACTGGTAATGAAACAGTTAAAGTAGATTACTCATTCCTTGAATTGGAGGACTTCTGATGGTACTACCTATTCAATCTCAATTAGCGCATACTTCTAATACTATAGGGGTAATATCTTTAGGTTTAACTAACCTTTCTCAGATGATTACAGGTTTAGGACCTTTATTAAGTGGTGCTTTTAGTGCCGGGCTTGCTGCATTTCAAACTTTAGAAAAGGCTGCTAGTGGTTGGTTTGAGTCACAAATAAAGGGGTTAGAATCTTTGCTAGGTGTAGCAAAAGACAAAATTTTTGGAGGTGAAACGTCTCCTACCTCTGACCCATTAAGTGGTGGTAGTGGCTCTAAATCCGATAAAAGATTGATGGATGAGGCATTAGCAAGAGCCGCAGCACTAGGTAGCGGAGGCCCAACTAATCCTATGACATTTGACCAACGACCAATTAATCCCGGTGCTGGTATTTTTGGTATGTTTGGAAGGGGCGGTGTACAAGATACACGCTCTGATAGAGTAAAAATGGCAGAGGCTATGAGTGGTGGCACTACAAATATTACAGTAAATGTAGAGGCAAGTGGTATTACTGATTCTACAGATAAAACAAAATTAGCAGCAGATTTAGGAAATATTTACGCAGATGAAATTCTTAGAAGAGGTGGGTTATACAAGAAATCAGGTAGGTTACAATAATGGCAGAATCTAATGGTACACCTATTCGTTTAGTTCAGGAAAATGGTAATCTTATTGAATTAGAGGCTACTACATTTGCTTTAACTACCGAAAGGGATGTAGTGCCTAAATCACTACCTGCTGCTGGAGGCACTAGGTTTGCAATTGATTTGAATAAAAGCCGAAGTGTAATTATTGTACAAGGTGTAATTTCAGATGATAGGTTTACTACTGGTGCTGCTTTTGCTCAGGGTGTAGTTGATTTTTCAAGTAAAGTTATCTCTTATAATAGGTACACTGCTAATACTTTTGTTACAAGTTCTAACATTGATGCCCTTTTAGCAGGTACATCAAAATTTCAAGTAAAATCTACAGACGGGACATTATATGAAGCGACTTTCGCACAGGGTTCAAGTTTAGGTAGAAGTGGAGATACAATTACAATAAAAACGAGTGGAGGTACATATGCTACGACTACTCAGTTTACTAGTTATGTTGCCGATTGGATAAATAATCAAACAGCATCAAAATTAACAGCAAGTATTGTAACTAGCGAATTTACAGGACTTGCTAATTCTGCTATTTTAATTAAACAAAATGTATCTGGTGAAGGTGGAAATCAATCCGCTTATCCACGAATTGTTGTATCTAGGGCTAGTCTCATATCTCCTAATAATTATCAACACCCAATTAACCCACAAAAATTCCAAGGAGGCTCTACTGGAAAAAAGAAATCTGCTGGTGATAAAACAATGGATTTGTATGGTATTATGAATAATTCTTCAAGAGAAATTAATGCTGAATTATCTGCTCAAAATCTAATTACAACTTTAGGTTCTCTTCTTGCAGTCATTGGCACCGCAGGACTTTCTTTAGTAAACAATCTTACTGGTGATGGTGATTACATTGTGGGTATACAAATACCTTACAATTCTACAATTCAAGCAGATGGAGAAACTTATGTTGCTAGAAATTTTTTCATGCCAACTGGACCTTTTGAATCAAGAAGTAGTAAATTATCTGATTCTAATGTTGAACCTGCTGGTGCTGCTTTTAGATTAACAGACACTGGCTACACTGGTATTCAAGGTGTAATGAAGAAGTTAGACATAAATTATGATGCTGGTGAAAGTGTTTATAATTTTGATATAACGTTCCTACCAGCAGATTTACAAATATAGGGTGAAATTATGACTATAATTACAGAAAACTCTTATGCGTTTTTATTTGATGGTGTAAACGATAGCATAATTGTTCCTCAAGGTAGAAATACAGACTTAGGAGATACTACAGCAGAGGGACATACTGCTTCTACGTTTCTAAGTAGTAACCCTAAAGGCTCTCAAGCATTCACTCATTTAAGTGGAAAAGGTGCTAGGAAAACTATGGCTATAGAGGCTTGGGTTATTCCTGATAATGGAGGAGTAGTCGTATCAAAAGAAGGACAGTTTTCTCTTTCAATAGGCACACCAGATACACCCGGTCCGTGCGTTTTCTCTGTTTCTTTAACTAGACCTGAAAGTATAGAAGAAGTTAGAATTGCTACAGCGTTACCTGAAACAAACGGT